GCTCAATACTTTTGTTCATGTGTTAATCCCCATCTCGCCTTTGTGCATTAAGTAATCACCAAGCGTTATGCCAAGCTCTTTAGCTACTTTGATGTCTAACGCCGTGACTTTTGTGGCGCTCCCTTTGGGGCTTGCACTACGTGGTTGTAGCAAAGAAGGTGATAGTTCCAAGTCAGATTCTCTTAGCAGAGTATTCATAATCTGTTTAGTAAACTGGTCTCGCCTTACTTGAACCAAGGCTTGCCATACCTCTTGGATTTCGGTATCGCTTAAGAAGTCTAGGTAGTTAGGAACTTCGCCGTTGGCACGCGCCTCTACCTGTTGCAAGATAGCACGCCACTTGTCAGGGTATCTGCCAGTTATGTCAGGTGTAAATTCTTCGGGGTTGCTCTTTACTCTTTCAAGTAATATCTGCACGCCCTTGTTCATTTCTTGTGTCATTGATTAGCTCCTTAAGGGTGTCCTCTAACATTGTTAGATTCTCTTCGTTTATTACAATAGCCACACCGCCCGCATCACGGATTGATTGCATTTCTTTCTCTTGTAACGCAGTAGGGGTATTCTTACCAGCCTTGCATTCAATTCCTAAGAATCGTCCTCTAACGCAAGTGATGATGTCAGGCACGCCACTTCGCCCGAACCCATGGGTTGCGGGGAAAAAATAATAAACGTCATAAGCCTTCAAAAGCTTAACGCATTTATCTTTAACTTTCTTTTCGGGTGTAGATGCCATGTCCCTATAATACAAGGGTCTTGGACTTTGTCAAGGGCTTTTTTGAAATTATTTTTGGGGGTTGGGTGGTGATGTAGATTGACCGCCACCCGTCGGTCTTGGAAAGGTCTAGCTAGCTGAATAAATTAGGGGGGACTAGCTAGTGGCATTAAGCTTTTACATCTACAAGGCGACTAGGCTCATACCGTATGTATTTACCCCCCTCAAAACTTTAGAAACAAGTTGTATTACAGTTACCGCCGTAGCAACAAGTTGTGCAAGTAGTGAACTTGCCATTGATGTTATAAGTCTGTGTAGTGCATTGTGCGTAAACCAATGTAGCTACCATGCTTAACCAAACGCCTACGATAATCTTTTTCATTTTATTTCTCCAAGTTAGATACTGCACGGTTTAAATACCACTGGGCTTTCTTCAAATCTTCTAGGCGATTACCCTTGTGGTCTGCTCTTGTAACATATTTAACTACGTTACCTAGGTGATACCCTAAGCTCTTAGCCTCAATAAAGTCAATCGTTTCAATACCGCCTGTCTTGTAATGCTCAGGGTGATTGACGTTATCCTTTACTGATACGTTGCTAGTAAAAGTAGCAATAGTCTGCATACGCATTGGTGGGCGACCCATACGCATCTTGCTACGCCCTTGGCTTAGCTTCCAACCTAGCTCTGCTTCGGCTTGGGCTTTCTTCTTAGCCTTAGCTTTAACCACATATACATACGCTAGGTCTACCCCTGTGGCTTTTGCTACTGCAATAGGCTTAGCATCAGGGTGCTTAGCTACATACTTCATTACTTTATCTGATTTATTTTGCTTCATTTTGCTTTTCCTCTTCTTGGTTAATATACTGCTCTAGTGCTTCTCTGATTTTCTTACTCTTTGACGGAAACGAGTTAAAGTAATCTGCTACTTCCTTATCAACTCGCAAGCTGATATATACCATAGCGGGTTTTTTCCCTAGTCCCCGACCCTTTCTACTACTCACCTCATCACTCATGGTTTTCCTCACTTTGTGGTAACACTACAAACGTGGACTCATCTACTCTAAAGCCTATGTTAGTAATCAACACACCATCTTCTACTAGCTTTAGCATACCAACACCCCTACGGATAAAGGCGGGTAGTTCTTCGCTAGCCATAAGCTGAGGTAGACTTTGTCCAAGTGACACAGAATAATTCATTCCATCAATAAATACAAGATATGATTTATTACTATTTGTCATTTCCCTAACATTGTTAGTATGGTCTAGCTCTTGCACCGCAACAGGAAACTTCTCTGCTGATGCGTTGTTAGTCGCTGCCATAAAAGCTTGTATATTCTCTGCTATGTATTTGCGAGCGTCGTTCTGTATTGCGTTCCATACACCCTGATATTCGTAATACTTAGTCCTAGAGATATTCTCAATTACATTCCTTGCTTTATCTCGAGCTTCAGCCAACTTCTCGTTAAGATTCTTACGCCCAAAGAACTTATCCACATGGCGAATAGCTTTCTTAATATCGGTTGTCTTTACACCTGAGCCACGCTCACGCATACCTTCTACTCTATGGTTGTTAATCCAAAAGCGTTTACCTGAACGCATATAGTCAATACCAATCTGACCTAGCACTTCATACTTATCTACAACTTTCATACGTTCGTATACCCAAACTACTTCCCCATTACCCACATGGTTTCTTCGGGCATACTCGTGTTCAAACTTCCACTCAGGGTGCTTTATCGCCAGCTCTTCAATCAATGGTTCTAAGTAAGTATCCACAGTGGCTTCCGTCTTACCACCCTTGCCATCGTCGTGCATACCTAGTATTACGTTATCTAGCTTAATCATATACAGTCCTTACCAGTTAAATTTGTTTAGTATTTCATCTACTTTGTTCTTCACATTACTACGCACCACAGGGCTATCTTTAATATCTTCAATCCCTACACCTAACATTGTTAGCTCTAGCGACCTACGTGCTTCCTCTAACTTAGGGTCTTTCGTAATGTTTAAGTGTGTGAGTAGTCCGCACAACTCGGTTGCATTAGTTACTAACGAATCGTGATAACGCTTAACGCTATTCTCATCTTCAGTTTCAGTTAGCTTTTCCGATAAGTGTGTCAGGGTCTTGTGTAGCTTGTCCCAATTCTCACGCATAGCATCATTCAGCCTGTCGTTAAACGCACTCTCATACTTACTTGCTAGCTCTTGCATATCCATTTGTGGAATATCCAAACGGAAATCATTGCTCTCAGGTAGCGGACTAAACACTAGCTTGAACCCAAACTTATCTTTAAGACTATCTATACTAGGGTAGTCACTAGCGTTGAACAACGAACCCAAGTGTAGCTTTGCATCAAGCACCAAGTCGTCATAGCTATCAAAGAAATCTTGAATCATGGCGTTCATGTTGCGTTCAATCGTATTCATGTTCTGCTTATACTCCATGAACAATGACGTTGGTAGTAGTCTGCTACCCTTATCACTCCAAGGTAGGGTGGTCTGATTGTGATACAGCCTAGCCCTAGCACCATAGTCAGCAATCTTCTTACGTTTATTAGTTCCCGCCATCAAGTTCTTACGAACCTGTGCCGACCCACTACTCGCACTATTACTCGCAAGCACGCTATCAGTCGCACCTTTATCTAACTTGTTCGCAGTCCAAATACTGATGTTTAGTTCTGCCAATACTGCACTAGATGAAATACTCATATCATTACTCCTTCGTTGGTTTACCTGCTAATTTCCACATTGCATATAGCTTGTCAGGTATTAACTCCAAGCTATGCGTCTTAATATCTTCTTGCGGATATACATAATGGGTTGTGTAAGCACCCTTACCATCACCCATATCCTTTTGGTATTGACTGTCGTAGCACTCAGCCTCATCTAACATTGTTAGAATCTGAATAGCCTTGTCATGGTCTACCACGTAACTCTTGTATCCAATACTTATCTTTGCTTTCATATAGCCCTCAGTTCTTAATATGTATCGTCTTACCCATAGGTGCAAACGTGTTCGGATTTCTAACGACTGTCCATAGCATTGGTGCTTCCCACTCATTACCCCAATCTCCTATACACCCATCGGTCAGCATGATGACTGCCTCAGGTTTAATGTTGTGTTCCTTAAGATAGTGATGCACACACGTAGGGTCTGTGCCACCACCGCCCATTGGTTTAGTAGAACTAACAATGTTAGATACATCATTAGCGTCATACACTTCATGTCCTGCTACTGCACTATCCCAATAGATAAGGTCTACTTTCTCAGGGTGAACCTCGTCAGCAATTCCTTTCACTTCTGAAAGAAACTCATTCAACTCATGCCCACCGATTGAACCCGACGTGTCAATGCCAATCACCAGATGCCCAACTCTTTCTCCTATTAGGCTAGGCATATACACACCAGTGCCTAGGTATCGTCTGTTCACCCTACGCCAACTGCTTGCATCTTTTGCACTACACGTAGACTTCACAAACTCACGCAGTAGCTCACGCCAATCCACCTCAGGCTCAAGTAAGTCTGTTAGCTCTCGGCTCAACCCACCCGCACCATTACCATTTACTTTGTTATTAGCAATCACACCTTGGCGTAGTGCTTGGTCAATCTCACGTTCCAATGCCTTCTTGGTTTCCGCATCAAGTTCCTTCGCACCTTCCCAATCATGGTCGTCAAACCCTTGACCACCGCCACCGCCTTCATCACCATCGCCGTCCGCAAACATACCTTCGCCGTTCTTCTTGTCTTGCTTCAGTAGGTCGAACACTTGCTTAGCGTTCATGCCACGATACTTCTCATCAACTAGTCCTATTGCCTTACCCTGATGATGTGGCATAGCAATAACATTGTTAGATTTATCCATGTCTAGCAACATAAGGTTAATCACATAGTCGCAAGCCATGTTCGCCAACTGCTTGTCCTCGTCCCACAACTTCTTCCAAGTGAACAAGTGTCGGAAAGCCTTGTGCAATGTTTCATGTAGCACAACAAAGGCAAGCTCTCTGTCATCAAGCATCTTGATAAACTCACGACCATAAGTTTCGTCCCGACCATTCGTGCAAGCGGTTGGCACATCATCTGACACGCGGGTCTTACCCACAGTCATCAAGCCCGACCATAAGGCAAACTTAGGATTTCTCATGATTGAAATCTTGACCTTACTAAGTCGCCGCTCTTCTTTGTCTTTGACTACTACGCTAGGTGTATCTAACATTGTTAGTGTCCTCGGTTGGATTAAAGTAAATCTTCGTTCTTCTGAACCCAGTCGGCGAACTTCGCACAACTGAAAGCTATGTTCTGTTTAGTCGGTGACTTGGCTACGTTGATAGCAAAGCACGCTTGCCACTCAGGTTCAAACTTATCTAAGTAAGTCATGAATGGTGTCATGGTGTCCTTGGTAATCTTAGCGATAGCACCGAACACTACAATCGCACAAGCACCCGCACTCTCAGGAAC